CTAATAAGAATGCGTTAGGTAAACCTATCCAAGTTTGGATAAATAGACAATCAGGAGCAACAACTCCTACAGGTGTAGCAAGTCCAACTATTAATGTATGGCCTACGCCACAAGCACCAGATTCTCAATATACGTTTGTATACTGGCGGTTAAGAAGAATGCAAGATGCTGGTGATGGTGTTAACACACAAGATATACCCTATTTATTTTTACCTGCATTGGTTGCAGGATTAGCATACTACTTATCTATGAAACTTCCGGGTATGGATTTGGCAAGAGCTCAAGCATTAAAAGCAGTTTATGATGAGCAGTTTGATTTGGCAGCTCAAGAAAATAGAGACAAAAGTCCATTAAGAGTTGTGCCTAGAATGTCTTTAAGCCGATGAAAAGTTGTATTGATTGCTTTGCTACTAAAGATATAACTATGTTTCCAAAAAGAGGGAACAGCTGCAAACAATGTGTATCTATCTATATGGCACAATATCGAAAGGACAATAAAACTAGAATTGCACAGTTAAAAAAAGATTGGAAGCTAAATAACTCTGAGCATGTAAAGGCTAGAGATAAAGCGTATGCCCTATTGCATCCAGAACGTAGAGCGCAGGCACACCTGAAATGGAGACTGGCTAATCCAGAGTTGAATAAACAACATAAAGCAAAATATGCTGAAAATAACAAAGATATTGTAAGAGCGTCTAAACGTAATTGGGTCATTAATAATCCAGATAAATTAAGAATAAAACACGCTAGACGAAGAGCAAGTAAATTAAATGCTACTCCTAAATGGGAGACATCCCAAGATCGAGAAACTATAGCGCATATTTATTGGTTAGCTAATGAGTTTTCTAAAGCATTTGGTGTAAAATATGAAGTAGATCATATAATACCTTTGCAAGGGGATTTTGTTAGTGGGCTGCATACACCCTTAAACTTGCAAATACTCCCGACTGCGGATAACCGCAAAAAAAGTAATACGTATGAGTTCTAAGTATGCTTTAGGTAAGATTGCGATAGCCCAGTGTGATCGCTGTGGCATGGAGTACTTACTTAAAAAATTAAAACCATTAACTATAAAGACTAAGATAACTAATATTTTAGTTTGCCCTACGTGTTGGGAGCCTGATCAACCACAGTTACAGTTAGGTATGTTCCCCGTGAGCGATCCACAGGCGCTACGTAATCCACGTAGGGATACAAGTTATCAAGTATCTGGGCTAGACATAAACAACCTACCTTCTGGTGGGTCTAGGATATTCGAATGGGGCTGGGCACCTGTAGGTGGAGCTTCACAGTTTGACGCAGTTTTAACCCCTAATGCCTTAGTTGCAATAGGACAAGTTAGTTCAGTAACTATAACATAGAGATTAATATGAGCATTTTATCTGACAAATATCCACAAATTAAACCAGTAAAAGTACCTGATGTACCTAGTGCAGGGACTCCTGTAAAAGATGTAAAGACCACTGGTATTAAAATACGAGGCACAGGTGCTGCTACAAAAGGCACTCAAGCTCGCGGTCCAATGGCGTAAGCAATGAATTATATTACGTTGCGTCAAACTATACAGGACTATGCTGAAAATACGGAGGCTATGTTCGTTGCTAATATACCCATATTTATTCAGCAAGCAGAGCAACGTATATATAATAGTGTACAACTACCATCGCTACGTAAAAATGTAATAGGTAGTGTATCAACTAACAATCCTTATCTATCATGCCCTAATGATTTTTTAGCAGTATATTCACTTGCTGTTATTGATACTACAGGTACATATTTATACCTTATTGATAAAGATGTAAGTTTTATTCGTGAGGCGTATCCTTCACCTTATAGTATTTCTAAACCCAAATATTATGCATTGTTTGGTTCTCAGTTAGCATTTCCTAACGAAATGTCGCTTCTTTTAGCACCTACTCCAGATTTAAACTACTCAGTTGAATTACATTATTTTTACTATCCTGTTAGTATTGTACAAGGGATTATTAATGTATTAGGGGCTATAACTGGTGGAAGCGGATATGTTAGCGGTATTTATTACAATATACCTTTAATTGGCGGAACTGGTTTATACGCCACAGCAGATATTGTTGTAGTTGGCGGTGTAGTAACTTCTGTAAATCTTGTAAATGCAGGTTCTTTATATGTAGTGTTAGAAGAATTAACAGTAGGGGTTGGGGTATTAGGACCTTCTGGAAGTGGATTTTCTATACCGATTGTAAGTGTTTATAATGACTCAGGGACTAGCTGGGTAGGGGATAATTTTGATCCTGTGTTATTTTATGGGGCTATGCGTGAGGCTATGATTTTTATGAAAGGTGAGGCGGATATGGTTGGTTACTACGAACAAAAATATCAAGAAGCATTAGGCCAACTAAAACGTATGGGTGATGGCTTAGAACGTGGCGATAGTTATAGAAATAATCAAACCAAACTACCTTATAGCAGCTTATGATAGTCCAAACACAATGCACAGTATTTAAACAAAACCTATTAAGTGGGCTAGAGAACTTTGCTACAGGTACAACTCAAGTTTATAAAATAGCTCTTTATACAGCTAATGCTGAACTTACTGCCGCAACTTTAGTTTATACTACTTCTAATGAAGTTGTAGGTACTGGCTATACAGCCGGAGGGAATGTATTAACACCTATAGTACCTGCGAGTAATGATTCTACAGCATATGTATCGTTTGACAATGTCTCATGGCTTGCAGCTAATTTCCTATGTCGTGGTGCTTTGATATATAATAGTACAACTAATGCCGCTGTAGCTGTTTTAGACTTTGGTTCAGACAAAACTGCATCAGGTACATTTACAGTAACTTTTCCACTCGCAACAGCAACAACCGCTGTAATTAGAATTTCTTAGAGGAATTAAAATGCATATTGAAACAACAAATGTAGGCGATACCTGCTCAGCTTCCGTAGATAGAGGCGCAAGTTATGATGAAGCTATGAACTTACATGGTACATACCAGATTGTATGCCATGATAAATTTGGTGATATCAAATGGGTTGATGTGATTGGTAACTTAGTTACTACAGTCGGTAAGAACTTTACTATGGATACCGTGTTAGGTAACGTAGCTGGTGGTGCTGTTGTTATGGGGCTTAAAGGTACAGGCACAGCCGCTGTAACCGATACTCAAGCGTCACATACTTGGCTAGAAGTCGGTCTTGCTAACGCTCCTACATATTCAGGATCTCGTAAAACACCTACATTTAGTGCCGCATCAGCAGGGGCTAAAACTACTTCTACTCCAGTTGTATTTACAATGACAGGATCGGGTACAGTTGCTGGCTGCTTTATTAACATTGGTGGTTCGGCTACTATTGATAATACTACAGGTACTTTATTTAGTGCTGGCGATTTTACTGCGGGTTCAAAGACTGTGACCTCTGGTGATACACTTTCAGTTACTTATACAGCTACAGCTGCATAATAGGAGTTACTAATGGCCTTAGTCTTAGGGGATAGAATAAAGGAGACTACTTCTGTAGCAAGTACGGGACCTGCAACTCTATCAGGAGCGGCTATTGGGTTTCAGTCTTTTGCAGTTATAGGAAATGGTAATACTACATACTACTGTATTGCAGATCAAGGTGGATCTAACTGGGAAGTAGGTATAGGTACTTACTCAACAACAGGCCCTACGCTTAGTCGTACAACAGTTTTAGCGTCTTCCAATAGCGGTAGCTTGGTTAACTTTAGTGCTGGTGTTAAAGACGTATTTTGTACGTATCCAGCAGAAAAATCTGTTAATTTGGATGCTTCGGGCAATGTTATTCTAGGCGGGACCCTTAGTGTTACTGGACATACTACTTTTGAAGGTGTTACATCTACAGGGGCAACAGGTACAGGATCTTTAGTTTATAGCAATACGCCAACACTTGTAACGCCTAATATTGGAGCAGCTACAGGCGCAAGCTTAACTGCAACAGGTGCAATTACAGCTGCAGAGTTGTTAGCTTCTAATGGGCTAGTATTAAATAACAGCACAGTTTCTTCTTCATATACAATACCCACTGGATATAACGCAACAGCAACCGGACCAATGACAGTGGCAAGTGGTGCAGTGGTTACAATTCCTTCAGGCAGCAGATGGATGGTACTTTAATATGGCAACAATTCTCAGCACAAAAACAAGCGGTGTCGGAGGTCTATCCGTCACGGGTGATGCTTCAGGTATTCTTCAACTTGCTTCAGCCAACGGCACAACCGCACTGACTGTAGATGCTTTGCAGAACGTGGGGATTGGGACGAGTAGTCCTGCTAAAAAACTTGATGTAATGGGAGAGGCTCAAATATCCTTCAATAGTATAAATACATATTTATACTACCAATCTACAAATAATTATACAGGTAGAAATACTGACGGCAATATGTGGATGAATGTCGCAGGTGGCTATAGCAACATATTTGGTGTTGGTGGCTCAGAAAAAATGCGCATCGACTCCTCCGGCAACGTGGGGATTGGGACGAGTTCACCATCTTCATATGGACGTTTGGCTGTAATGACTCCAACCGCCTCTTTTGGTTATTTTGGTATTGCAAATTCATCTGGTGGTGGCGGTGGAGTACAGATGGCTCAGTATTATGGAACAACAAAAATATCATATATTGATTCAATCTTATCGAACGGCACTCCCGGTTCAGAAACTGCTGGGTTAGCTTTTGCGACTGCCAGTGTTGGCACTGTGGCAGAAAAAATGAGGATTGATTCGGCAGGTAACGTGGGGATTGGGACGAGTAGCCCCAGTGGAAAATTAGATGTAAGAGGTGCTGCTATATTTGGTTCGCCAAATACTTTTTATGTCGGGGATGATGGCGGTTCTTTGGGCGCGTTTTTGAATGAAACTGCTGCAGTTCCAATGCGTTTCCTTACTTCTGGCACAGAACGCATGCGCATTGGAAGTGCAGGTATTGTTACTATGGCGGCTTATGGTGCAGGGGCAGCTACATTTTCAGCAGCGGGGGTTATTAGTTCTGTTTCAGATGAAACTTGGAAAATAAAAGATGGTGTCCCTAATAATCCAGATGAGATGATTCAAAAATTAAAGCCGGGGTATTGGTTTTACAATGCAGAAAAATCACTTATTTTTGGAACAGACCGTCAATTAGGTTTTTATGCTCAAAATGTAAACGCTGCCATTGGCCCAGAAGCAGCACCTACCCCCGAAGAAGGAAAACCTTGGGGCTACTATGATCGTTCTGTGTTGGCAGTAACTGTTCTGTCTTTGCAAAAAGCACTCGCAACAATAGAAGAATTAACAGCAAGACTAACTAAAGCAGGAATATAAAAATGACTAACGAACAAATACTAAGATTAGCAAAACAAGCAGGATTGCATCATCGATATGATAGCGAGCAAGATATATCGTATGTGACTAATCAAGAATTGTTTGAGCAAGAAAAACATGCAAACGATGAAAAACTTGTAAAAATACTTGCTGATTTTGCTAACTTAATCGAACAAGAAATTTTAAATGGGGAATAATATGTCAATAATAAACACTTGGAACATAGTAGCAATGAACTGCAAACCTGATGTCAACGGTATGCTTGATTATGTTGTGACGGCTCATTGGACTCTCAGCGCAACAGACGGTACTTACACAGGTTCAGTATATGGAACAGCATCATTTGAAGTTGATCCTGCTAAATCTAATTATGTGCCTTATGCTGACTTAACTTTAGATAAAATAGTTGCTTGGGCTAAAGCAGCATTAGGCGCAGAACAAGTAGCATCGTATGAAAAGTCTGTTGCTGACCAGATCGAAGCACAAATTAACCCGACTATCGTCACTCCACCATTACCTTGGGTAGCCTAATGATTAACCTAGAACTTTCAATACAAGAAATTAACTTAATCCTACAAGCACTAGGTCAAGCACCTTACGTTCAAGTAGCTGAGTTAGTTGAGAAAATAAAAGCACAAGCTGTACCTCAAGTTGAGGCATTACCTAAAGAAGAAGCACCAGAATGAAAATAGATTGGTCAGAAGCTTCAACTAAACGTGGTTTAATTTGGGTAGCTACTGCTGTAGTTGGCGCAGTTCTTATCTTTATGGGCAAACCTATAGACCAACTATTATTACTTGCTAGTGGTGTTGCAGGTGGTCTTGGCGTGATGTTGAAAGACTGATGCCATATATCATCATAGCCATCCTTGTTGCAAGTTTTGCTTCTGGCTATGGTGTTTCGCACCAGATAAGTAAAGCTGAAATTCAGCACATGTCTGATAGTATAACTGCACAGAATAGAGAAGCAGAACTACAGCTTGCGACGCTGACTGAGAAGGCTACCAAAGCTCATGATGAAGCTTTAAAACTTAACAAAGATCTGGAGGATGCCAATGTATCAGCGATTAACGCACTCAATAGTCAACGTGATTCTTTTAAGTCTGTGCGGATGTACGACAGCGGTAGGAAAAGTAGTAGTTGCGCCACAACAAAAAGTAATAGTTCCCAAACCGTTGTTGGAACCGATGAAAATAGATACGAACTTTCAAACGAACTTACGGAATTTCTCAAGTCTGAAGCCTACAGAGCAGACCAAGTAGCAGAGTATGCTAAAATATGTCAAAAGTTTGTGGTGGATAATAATTGTGGGATAACTAAATAATGTTTGGGCTAACCGCTTTTGCGCAATCTTCATTTGCTGATTTTGAGCATAATACAACATCTTATGGAAATTATTTATACGCAGGATTAGACGCTAATATTCTTAATAATAGAAGCATAACTGCATTAAATGGTGTTTATAATTACACAGGCAATAATGCAAGTTTACTTGTTAATAGAAACTTAACAGCAGCCAGCTCAGTAAATAGGACGATTGCTTTTTCAGAATTACCTTTTGCTGGACTTGATTTAGTAACACAAAATAAATCTTATACCTATATAGGATTAACATCAGATTTACTGGTTAATAGGATTTTAAACGCATTACATGGAACTTATGCTTATACAGGTAATAACGCTGTATTTTCTCAAACATTAACTGCATTAAATGGTGTTTATAGTTACACAGGCAATAATGCAAGTTTGCTTAAAACTTATAAAGTATATGCCATTAACGGTGAATATGGATATGTAGGCTTTACATCAAGAAGAAAGATATTTATTGGTAACTGGGAGATAGGAGAGGATTTTGTTGATGTATGGACTTGTCAGGACGAT